AGTGCAGCGATGGTCCATGTCTCGCGTGGCCAACAGGTCTATAACCGCTGTGCACAAGGCGTAAAACAAACACGTCTCGAGCTCAAAGGTGTACCCATTGCCCATACTTGACACCTTCCGGAGGATATGGACGTCCTCGGAAGGAAGAACAACCATAGGTGATCTCGTCAGCTCGAAGAGATCAACCCATGTCGTTGGGAACAAATCGCGGACCAATCCCATGTGAATGGAATCGGACGCGCTGCTAAGGTCGACAGTTGCAAGTCGGCCGTATGCACTTCCCTCTTGAGCTAGCTTCGCGTTATACTGCTGAGCGTCCTTCTTGAGGAGTCCCCAACGTTGAAGACGACGTCGGATCGCACGCCCAAGTCCTTTCTGAAAGTACATATTCAGATCGGGCTCGACGCAGATCGTACGGTCAGTCTTCGCGTTCTTTGGAACGGTGATTAGCTTACTCCCTGCCACCACTTCGGCGTTGAATTGCCAAGTGGGATGGGCTCTCACGAGCGCATCGGCTAGGGGGATAGCGTTGTACGACAAATGGGGTCTTTGTGCCCCGAATTTGTACGATGCATCAGCACGCCGCTTCGGCAAACTAGTCGAAGCTCCTGGACCAAACGCAAATAAGGAGTGTATCTCGTTTAGATCAGCATCACCTAAGATCTTGAAGATTTTATTACGCGCCGTCATTAAGATGGCGTGCATCGTGGTCCGTTTGTTGCGGAGCACGACTTCATGATTTTGAGTGTACCTGAGCTGCGCGAGGCGCTCCTCAACCTCAAAGAACGTTTTGCGGGCTACAGCTGCGCGATCGATGCCCAAATCCCATTCCGGGAATTTCGACATCAACTCTGCAGAGAGGTAGTCCCGCTTGAACATATCTACATTCGGCGTATTCCCCCGGATATAATCCTGAGGATCGACGGAAGCAGATACAATCCTTGAGTAGTTCCCAGTCTCGAGAGAGATCAGGAGTTCCTTGGATCTTTGAGTAGCTGCCGCGGTATAGATATCCGCGGCAAGTTGGTCTGCCAGGCAAACAGTCTGTCGAGTGAGGTCCTTCAAAGGACCAGCAACCTTTTTGCTTTTCATGGGTTAAAACCTCATAGGAAAGTTGGATTAACTCAGCGTTACTTGCGCGATCGACGCGATATACGGTCGAGAACGTAGTTAACGAGAACAAGAACAAGCTGGCGAATAGCACTGGACATGACCTGTTAGGTCACGTTCAGTCGTGATTCAACACATGCTACCCAGCTAGCGTCGTTCTGAATTCCAACTGCAACTTTACGTACATCTTTGCAGTTCTGAGTGGTTGCCTCTGCGGGAATAACGCTTTCAACGTTATACCGCAGGGTGTACTCGAGTCGAGGCCGGGTGATGCCGTTGATAACTTCGGCGGACACGATCGGCATAGCAAGATTCATCTTGCTACGATAAAGCTTCTCGACCTGACCTGGCAATGGAGCTCGCAAAGACATAGTCAACGGCCAGTACCCAAGGGCGCTGGCGTTGCTATTCTCGACGAAGTATGCCGTGTCGCCGACCACCTTCACCTTATTAAAGGTGTGGTTGACCGGTGTGGTTGCTGCATCGGGTACAACAATCGTGCTAATGTCAGGCACGTCTGGCTCCTTAATTGGAGTGAGTTGTGGCGTTACCGTACACGACCACCGCCTGTTATAAGTCCCATCAACAGTGCGATGCCATTGGCAACGTGTTCATGACTGCTCTTATTCAGCTTTTCAAGGCTGGGTCGAGCAGGCAGTGGAGCGGTGGTATAGGCCTTACGCTCGAAGCGCATTTGGCGCCCCTGTCCGCTAACCGATACGGCACTAGTCCGATACGGTTTTGCGGCTTCGGGAACCATTTTAGCATTCCGAGCCCTGACCTCCACTGTGCTCTTAGAAGACAGGCTACCCCCTTGAAAATCCCACCCTCGGGTGGCATCTAAGGACGATAAGTAATCGCCCACAGGGACAAACCAGTCAGCAACGAAAGACCAGGGTAGGAGCTCCCACGCAAGTTCTAATGGGTTCGTTATTCCCAATTGCGTAAGAGTACCGATTGGTGCACTATTAGACTGTAAGAAATCCAGTCTCATATAAGCCCGGTGTTCGATCTTTCGTACACGTTCAAATGTGTACTGAGACGCGCCCACTGCGCCACCGCGTCCAATGATTTCTTCCTCATTGTAACGATGGCCGGACTTAACCGTCACCAAGCCTCGACCCGCTTCTTCCTCACGCTTTTTCAAAGCTGCCACTGCCCCATAGCAATCGGATACGAGAGGCTTCCAACCATACTGGATTTCAAGCCAGTAGTTGAAGAAGTCCTCCTTTTTCCACTTGTTTCTGAGATAGCGCCAGTAGCGTTTGTTGAAGTGTTTCTTGGCCCCATATACGTTGCGCACGATCTGGGCTAACCTAACAAGGTTTGACCCAACCAACCTAGTCGTCTGTTCCCGCTCAGCGAAAGCCTGTGCAAGATTAACATGCATATTCTTAAGCTTATTGCGGGTTTTGATAACTAAGTTGGACTCGACCGATGAGGGCATCCCCACCGGTGCAACGTAATAATTGCCACCAGCGTTCACAGCACCTTGATAGAATGAAGTCCCATATGTTGTAATGGGATACCCGACAAAACCATACTTATCCCAGAGGTCCAGTTGGCATGTTTTTACGGAGCCGGTCTCGATCGTACGTAAGTACGATGTTGGCCTTCTCCACTTGCCTTCTGGAGTCTTGATAAGCGGTGATCGGGCATCTGTCATGATGTCATCGAGAACGCCTGACGTTACAGTCGGAGTCCCGTGGTTAATGGCCGTAGATGATACGGCTTGTCGCCAGGGTCTTTTAACTGTCAACGACATGGCAACGGTCCTCTGGCAGTCGACGAAGCTTAACAATCTTCGAAGCCCGCCAAATAGCGTTATTGCACGCGTCAGCATCGCCCAAAGTACTTCTGGGCGCTACAAACCAGTCCACCTCGAACTTATAGGGGATTGACTCCCATTCAGTCCGAATAACAGGTGAGGCTGGAGCCGGAAAGAATAATCTCCGGATGAGACGGAACAGGTTCATAAGATCTCCTTTCGGAGACACCATGTCCCCGTCCTTTGAAGCGCCTAGGGATTTACCTAGGAACATCATGACGCACCAAATCTAGGACGTTACAGTTCAGGCGTTGTTCACCGTACTATGCAAAACCGCTCCAGAAAGAGAGGTTCACGAGCAAGCTCGTGCGACCAGGGCTAGTTACGCCCAAAAAGAGGGACCCTCAC